TGTATACGATATTAGCGGAAGTGCTCGTTAAGTATTGACAAACCTGAAACAACTGGTATAACTTTAAGCAGGACTAGGTATCTAGTCTTGCTCCTATGGGCCGTAACAATGCTAGCTACCCTACCCCATAGAGTTATCTGTCACGCAAACAATAAACTGTCAGAACAACCTGAAGTTTGTTGGCCTGTATAGACAAGTGGAGGCATCCCTGTTCTATACACACCCATCAAATACAGCCTCTGTGGTGATGTTCAGCGTATTTAATTATATGCCTAACACATATCTAGGAGGATATTAAAATGGCTTTTCCAAGTGCTGCAGGTTACGGCAATTTACCTAATGGTAATTTTAGCCCCGTAATCTATTCAAAGCAAGTTCAACTTGCATTCCGTAAAGCGTCTACTGTTGAAGACATCACCAATAATGATTACTTTGGTGAAATCGCAAACATGGGCGACAGTGTCAAAATCATTAAAGAACCTGAAGTGTCTGTACAGAGCTATGCTCGTGGTACACAAATCACTGCTCAAGATCTGAATGATGAAGACTTCACCTTGGTTGTTGACCAAGCTAACTACTACGCTTTCAAGATTGATGACATCGAAGCAGCTCACTCACATGTGAACTTCATGCAGATGGCTTCTGATCGTGCAGCGTATCGTTTGCGTGATCAGTATGACCAAGATGTCTTGGGTTACTTGTCTGGTTTCTCACAGTCTGCAAAGCATGTGAATCCTGATACAGCTCGTACAGCAGCCGCTGGTACTAAGGCAGTTACTGCCGCTGGTGCTGATGAGTTGTTGGCTACTATGAAGCTGAAAAAGGGTAGCTTTGGTAACATCACTACAGCTTCTGCTGGTGAGCATTCCATTCCTTTGGCTCCCCGCCTTCCCGGTGCAACTGCACTGCCTACAGATGTGGCATCACCTTTGATGGTTGTGTCTCGTATGGGTCGCTTGTTGGATCAACAGTTTGTTGATTCCGCTGGTCGCTGGTTGGTGGTCGATCCCGTGTTCATTGAACTGTTGAAGGATGAAGACAGCCGTTTGTTGAATGGTGACTTTGGTGGTTCTGGTTTGCAGAACGGCTTGGTCATTAACAACTTGCATGGCTTCCGCATCTATGTTTCTAACAACCTGCCAAAAATTGGTACTGGTCCCGGCACTACAGGTACGGCTAACCAGAACTCCAACTACGGTGTGATTGTTGGTGGTCATGACTCTGCTGTTGCAACTGCTCAGCAAATCACTAAGACTGAAACATATCGTGATCCCGACAGCTTCGCTGACATCGTGCGTGGTATGCATCTTTATGGTCGCAAAATCTTGCGTCCTGAAGGCATCGTCACTGCTAAATACAACGCTGCTTAAGGAGAACGATAATGGCAACTGTTACAACTTTGGCTGGTTCAGCCTCCGCTGGTCGCACCGCTGGTGCTATCCCTTACTTGGTCGATGTTACTATTGACTTCGCTGCCGCAGCTACAGCTAAAGGTTCTGCCTTGGCTGCTGCTGACGTTATTGAGTGTATCAATGTTCCCGCCAACACCCTCATCTTGAATGCTGGTTTTGAAGTTATCACCGTTTTGGGTGGTGAGTCAAACGATACAGCTCTTGACTTGGGTGTTACTGGTGTAGACGCTGACGTATTCGTTGATGGCTTTGATGGTGATGCTGCTGCTGCTGGTGCTTATGCCCAGAACGCTGCTGCTTTCCAGCCAGTAGTGATTGCTACTGCTGACACTATCGACTTGCTCATCCAAGCTGCTACTACTGCTCCCACCTCTGGTGAGTTGCGTGTGTGGGCTGTCTTGATGAATGTTGATGGTCGCCCAGCTCGTGCTTCCGTTGACCGTGAGCAACTGGCTTAATAGCTAGTTGATGCAGGGAGGGGCTTAACCGCCTCTCCCTTTTATTGTTTAAAAATTATGTCTACATACATTTCTTTAACGAATGAATTGCTACGAAGAATGGGTGAGGTTGTCTTGGACACCACCGAATTCGATGGAGCTAGAAACATCCAGTCTCTAGCTAAGAATGCTATCAATTCATCCATTAGAGAATTGATGCACTCTGCACAAGAATGGCCTTTTGCTTTAGCTACCCAGACCCAGACATTAACTGTTGGTACAGGTACATATAGTTTTCCTTCTAATACGTCCACTGTAGACTGGGATTCTTTTTATTTGAAAAGACTTTCTGCAGCTAACAATCAACCTTCCCGTCTTCCTGTTCTTACTTACACTGACTACTTGAACAACCATCGTCCTCAAGAGGACACCAATGGCACTGGTGGTTATGGTCCTACCATTGCTGTTTATCAAACACAAGAGTCTAAGTTTGGTGCTACTCCCATCCCAGATCAGGCATATCAGATTGAATATAAGTATTGGTCTTTTCCTGCTGACTTAGTTGAATCTACTGATGTAGCCATTATTCCAGACAGATTTACTAATGTATTAATTGATGGTGCTATGTTCTACATGCTAATGTTCAGATCTAATGAACAAGGCGCAGCAGTGTACAAAGAAAAGTTTGATACTGGTATTAGAGCGATGAGGAGACTGTTGCTAGATGAGCCTCTGTACATGAGTTCTACAGCATCTATTAGCCCATCATTCCATCCTAGAGTGTTTTAATGGCAGATAGAATAAGTGGCTTTAAGGTTACATGTATTGGTGGAATGAACACCAATAGGGATGTACTATCTCAAGGTGAGATATATCCCGGATCAGGTACACAGCTAATTAATTATGAGCCAGCTATTACTGGTGGTTATAGACGGATTAGTGGATATGCTAATAGTTATGGAACTGTAGCTGGCACAGGTAGTATACTTGGTGTTATGGTTTCAGAGAGTTTAAACGATGGAATCTTTGCTTGTCGTAGACCCTCTGCTGGTACAAGTTACTTTTATAGGTGGGTAAATTCTTCATCAACTTGGTCAGCCATTACAACTCCAGCAGGTGTTACAATGGTGGGAGTTAAGAAGGTTAGGTTTACTAGATTTAATTGGGGTGCTCCTAAGATTGCATTAACTGATGGAATCAATCCGGCTGCTGTGTATGATGGAACTACCTATACACAAATTACAGATGCTAATGCTCCTAATAGTCCTAAGTATTCTGCTGCCTTTAAGAATCATTTGTTCTTAGCTGGTGATACAACAGATCCTTACAACTTATATATTTCTTCTCCTTTGGCAGAGACAAACTTTAATCCAGCAAATGGTGCTGCTGTTATCAATGTAGGTTTTGAAATTGTTCAGATTAAACAGTTTAGAGATACGTTGTACATCTTTGGTAAGAATGCCATTAAGAGTTTGACAGGAACTAACATTGCTGACTTTGTGGTTGGTGAAGTGACAACAAATTTAGGTTGTGTTGTTCCAGATAGTGTGATAGAACTGGGTGGCAGTTTAGTGTTCCTTGGTCCTGATGGTTTTAGACCAGTGGCTGGAACAAGTAAGATTGGTGATGTGGAATTGGAAACAATTTCAAAACAAATTCAATTCACCATTACATCAATCTTACAAGAACTTGTAGCTGGTTCTATTGATCCAGAAACACTAAGCTCTGTAGTTATTCGTAAGAAGTCACAGTTTAGATTGTTCTTACCAGCCGAAGGAACCTTTGGTTTGTTAGGTGGTCTTAGGGCCAGCGAAGGTGGTGTGTCTTTTGAGTATAGTCAGCTTTTTGGCTTTCCAGCTACATGTGCTTCTAGTGGATATGTTGGTGTAGATGAGATTGTTATTCATGGGGACTCTACTGGTAAGGTGTATAAACAAGAGACAGGAAGTTCTTTTAATAGTACAGAAATCTTGAGTGTTTACCAAACACCTTTCTACTATTTTCAAGATCCTTCAATCCGTAAAAACTTCTATAACATTTCTACATTCTTGCGTAGTGAGGGATCGACTAGTATTGTGATGGGTGTGTCGTATGACTTTGATGACTCTGTTAATGTCTTCAATCCAGCCAACTATAACATTTTAACAACTGGTGCTGCTGCTTATTACAATGAAGCCATCTATGATGCTTCAGCAATTTACGATGGTAATCCATCACCAGTAGAGAAAACAAACATTGAAGGCTCTGGATTCTCCATTGCTTTTAAATATGTGACTAATGATCAGAATGCTAGTCATACAATTCAGGGCTTGGTCTTGAATTATTCGATGAATGATAGACGCTAAGGGGAAACTAAATGGCAGGTTATGTAAGACAGTCGGCTGCTGATATTGTACCAACGGGCGTAGTTCGTGCGGCTCCAATTAACAATGAGCTTAATGCTCTGCGTGATGCCTTTGCTACTGCTGCTGGTCATAGACATGATGGCACTGCTGCTGAGGGACATCCTGTTCCTGTCATTGGTGATAGTGACTTATTAAACAAGATTGCTACAGACACCAGTAATAATAGACATGGTGTGTTTGTTGAAGTTGGTGGTGCTGCTGTTGAGCAGGTACGCTTTCAAGACGGTGCTATTGTTCCAGTAACAGACAATGATGTTGACTTAGGTACAAGTGCTCTTGAGTTTAAAGACTTACACATTGATGGCACAGCCAATATTGACAGCTTAGTTGCTGACACTGCTGACATTAATGGTGGAACAGTTGATGCTGCTGTTGTTGGTGCAACCACTCCCGCTGCTGGTACATTCACTTCACTCACTGCCAATACCTCTTTAGTTGCTGCCACTGCTGACATCAATGCAGGTACTATTGATGGTGCTGTTATTGGTGGCTCTTCTGCTTTAGCCATCACAGGCACTACAGTTACAGCCACCACTGGTTTTGTTGGTGGCCTCACTGGTGCTGTCACTGGCAACACTGCAGGTACACACACTGGTGCTGTTATTGGTAATGTTACAGGCAATGTCACTGGTAATGTTACAGCCTCTACAGGCACATCTACATTCAATGATGTCACCATCAATGGTGGTTTGAACATGGATGCTGGCACTGCTGCCACCATCACCAACTTAACATCCCCTACAAACTCTGGCGATGCAGCTACCAAAGGCTATGTTGACACAGCAGATGCGCTTAAGCTTAATCTGTCTGGTGGCACAATGTCTGGTGTCATAGCTATGGGTACTAGCAAGATTACTGGACTAGGTGACCCAACTCTTGCGCAAGACGCTGCCACTAAAACTTATGTTGATACGGCAGATGCATTAAAGCTCAACCTTGCTGGTGGCACAATGAGTGGTGCTATTGCGATGGGTACTTCTAAGATTACAGGTCTTGGAGATCCTACTGCAAATCAAGATGCTGCCACTAAGGTTTATGTTGATACATCTATCAGCAACTTAGTAGCTGCTGCTCCCGGAGCGTTAGACACTCTAGATGAATTGGCTGCTGCTTTAGGCGATGATGCCAACTTCGCTACTACAGTTACCAACTCCATTGCAACTAAACTAGCACTTGCTGGTGGCACTATGTCTGGTGCAATTGCAATGGGAACCAATAAGATTACTGGACTTGGTACACCAACTCTTTCAGCAGACGCTACTACTAAGACATATGTTGATACTGCAGACGCATTGAAGCTTAACCTTTCTGGTGGCACAATGAGTGGTGCTATTGCAATGGGAACAAGTCAAATTACTGGCTTAGGTAATCCAACTCTTGCACAAGACGCTGCCACTAAAACTTATGTTGATACTGCTGATGCATTAAAATTGAATCTTGCTGGTGGCACTATGTCTGGTGCAATTGCGATGGGAACTTCCAAAATCACTGGAATGGGTGATCCTACAGCAAACCAAGATGCGGCTACCAAAGTATATGTAGACACTGCTGATGCATTGAAGCTGTCCTTAACAGGTGGCACAATGTCTGGAGCCATTGCTATGGGTACTTCCAAGATTACAGGCTTGGGTACTCCAACAGATAATGCTGATGCTACAACTAAATTGTATGTTGATGGCATCTTAGGCTCTGCAACTGCTGCTGCAGCCTCTGCTTCTGCTGCAGCTACTTCTGCTTCTAATGCAGCCACTAGTGCAAGCAATGCATCTACATCAGAATCTAATGCATCTAGCTCTGCCTCTGCTGCTTCTACATCAGCCACCAATGCTGCTAATAGCTATGATGCTTTTGATGATAGATATTTAGGCAGTAAGTCTTCTGCTCCTTCTGTTGACAATGATGGCAACACTCTTTTAGTTGGTGCATTGTATTGGAATAGCACAAGCAGTGAATTGTATTTGTGGACTGGCTCAGCATGGACACAAGCAGCCTTTACTGCTAGTGGCTTTGCTACTTTGACGGGTGCTGAAACCCTGACAAACAAAACTCTTACAAGTCCAATATTAACAACCCCTCAGTTGGGTACACCCTCTAGCGGTACGTTAACTAATGCAACTGGTTTGCCTTTGACAACTGGAGTGACAGGAACACTACCCACTGCCAATGGCGGTACAAATCTAACATCATTCACATCAGGCGGTGTGGTGTACGCATCTAGTTCTAGTGCATTGGCTACTGGGTCTGCGCTTTTGTTTGATGGGACTACTCTTACGGGCACAGCATCTGGCGCATTGGCGGCAACCTTTAACCGCACAGCTTCTTCTGGGGCAACAGTAAAAGTTCAAGTTGTTGGTAATGATGTTGGAACTCTTGGTTCTAGCACCGATGGTCAAGGTTGTTTTGATATTGCAGCGTCACAAAGTATTTATTTAAGAGCAACGGGTTCTAGTCAGTTCATTAGATTTGATGCCAACAACTCAGAAGGTATGCGCCTCACCTCAACAGGGTTGGGTATTGGAAGTACAAACCCCACACAGAAACTTTATGTTTCATCATCTGGAAATTCTCAAGGACAATTTATAACAACTGGTGCAGGTGGCGGTGCTAATCGTGCATCGGTTATCTTATCAGGCCCATCAAACACTTGGTTTCTTACCACTAATGGTTCAGATATAAATGGTACAGATGAGGCTTTAGGGTTTTATGGTAATAGTGCTACTCGCATGGTTATTAACAATACAGGCAATGTAGGTATTGGCACAAATTCGCCCAACAAACTACTGAGCCTTTCAACATCGGACACATCAAATTCCGTAACAGGCTTGGCGGGTTTACAAATTATCAATACAAACGCAAGTGCGGGTGGTCGCATGACCTCTGTTACTTTTGGTGGTAGGGCAACAACTAATTATCCGTTTGCGGCTATTGCGGGTGTTCTTACTTCTGATGTCGCACAAGAACAAGCGGGCGATTTAGCGTTCTATACAAAACCAACAACGACAGCAGTTAATCCAACTGAGCGTATGCGTATTTTGGCAGATGGCAATGTAGGTATTGGAACTTCAAGTCCTGAAAACAAACTTCATGTAGCAGGTACAAGTGCTAGTAATAGTTCAATAAACACTGTTGTTGCAAATGGTGCTTACAAAGTAAACTTAGCAGTTATGGGAAGTGCATATAACTACGCAGGTGGTTATGTAAATGAAGGTTGGTTATATACAGATTCTTCTAATCTTTGTATTGGACCTTATGGTAATTATGCTGTTAAGATTCTTGCTGGTGGTGAAGAACGGATGCGTGTTACAAGCGCAGGTAATATAGGTATTGGTCTTACAAACCCCGGTTACAAACTTCAAGTTGCTGGTGCGTCAAATCAAATATCTATACAAAACCCCGGCTACGGGGCGTACTTGTTTGATGTCACTTCAGGCGTGGCTCTTGCGTTTACAAAAGAAGGCACTGGAGAAAGAGCAAGGATTTCACCAAACGGTGGCTTTGCAGTAGGCACAACATCAGACCCCGGAGCTGGTGCAATTTATGCAACAGGTGCAATCACTGCCTTCTATTCTGACGCACGACTCAAAACTGTCAGCGGCAAGATTGAAAATGCTTTGGACAAAGTGGCTAAGCTGTCTGGTGTATATTACACTAACAACGATGTTGCTAAATCATTTGGCTACACCAGCGATGAAGTTCAAGTTGGTGTGTTGGCTCAAGAGGTTGAGGCAGTGATGCCGGAGATTGTTAAGGCTGCACCATTTGACTTGGATGAAAACAACAACAGCAAGTCTGGTGAGCATTACAAAACTGTTCAGTATGAGAAGCTTGTTCCACTTTTGATTGAAGCCATCAATGAGTTGCAAGCTAAGGTTAAACTTTTGGAGAATAAATAATGGCAGTCTCTCTAGTATCAACAGGAATTACATTTCCTGACAATACAACACAAACCACTGCAGCTACAGCTAGTGCTCCATCACCTTGGGTGTTGTTGTCTACTGTTACTGGTAGTAGCGTATCAACTATAGATGTTGAGACTACATTTAGTAGTACCTATGACTATTATAAAATCATTGTTCCAGAGTTATATCAATCGACAAGTTCTTTTGGGCAACTCTATATTCGACTAAAGATGGGTGGAGCGTATCAATCAGGTAGCAATGCTTACAATACTATTTTTACATATGCTACTGGATCAAGTACAGTAGGACAAAGCAGTCAATATACAACAAATGGTAATCTTGCTGGTTATAACGGAGTTTATGTTGGAAACCAAGGAAACGGAAAATCAGCAATAGAAATAACAGTATGGCGACCATCTTCTACTACAGCTTTTAAATATATTGATACT